CCGTTAAACTGACCTTGATGTGTGTTAGTCGATGTATTGACTAATACTGTGCTGTCGTCGCCTACGATATTGACATTGATGTTCTGACCAACGGAAAACGCACCTAATGGTTCTCCATTGATAGTTGAACCTGCGGGTAGATTAACCGCAGTTCCAGATGCTGTAATAGTTGCTGCACCTAGTTTTATGCTAGAACCGCTGAGATATAGATCTCGGAATCTGTTAGCAGCTGAACCTAGATCAAACTGTTCGTTACTGTTAGGAACGATATGTGTGGCTACTGTTCCGTCTAGATAAAAGGTACCTGTTAACGAATCGACCAATGCCTGTGATCCGCCAACGGTTGACCCGTCGTCTGCGAACACTGAACCTTTAAAAGCGTCTGCTGTAATAACACCAACGTAGTTGGAAAGATCAACTGTTGCGTTAATCCTGTTATTAAAATCTTGTATCAACGAATCGTACGTAAATGTTATATTTGTGTTTGTAGCATTACCTGCTACTAGTGCTGCACCAACGGCATCGACAGCTTCTTCCGAAGTAAAACCAGTCACCGGAGGCAGTGCATTTGGCAATGTTGCTCCATCACCTATGTATAGTTTTTTATCGTCAGTGACCCACAATAGCTCGCCATTTGCGAGTGCTTGGGTCATTGTTTGTCGTTGTACGTTGGTGCCTCTGCGAATCTGTAAGGGCATAGTTTTAACTCCTGGGATCTATCCTAGCTGAATATATTTATGCCTTTGTTTCCAGAAACAAGAGTCAAAAAAATAGGGCCCTGAGGCCCTATTAAAATGCGTAGTTTAATCTACAGTAGGACCGTTTCCGCTCCTAAAACCAACTACTCCGCCTTCTTCTGCTATGCGCTTTAAAACGTCTTCGAATAAGATAGGCGCAAAGTCTGGAGTTTGTTCTACACAAACGCAATGATAGCGTGGATCGATTTCATCACTGTATAAAATCTCTCCTGTTCTAGCATCAACTCCACGTGCTTTACGAACACGATTGCTGTGAGTATGTCCGTGAATGTTAACACCAAAACGACCTAAGCTATCACTGTGTACAGGAATATGACTTAAGATCATACCGTTCATCACATGGTATGCACGTAATTCTCTAAAGTATGTCCTGTACTCGTCATCACGGAAGATGTCGTGGTTGCCACGGATAAGCACCTTGTCCCCATTTAAGCGGGATAAGGTTTTTAGCGCCTTGCGGTTTATAACCACATCGCCAAGGTGATAAACCTTGTCCGTGGGCTTGACTCTTTCGTTCCACGCCTTAACCATAGCTTCGTCCATTTCCTCAGCAGAGTCCCATGGGCGAAGTTTTGTAACACCATCGTTACGTGTGAAGCGGCAAACACCTGTATGACCAAAGTGCGTATCGCTTACTAAGAATACACTAGGCATCTTGCCCTCCTTTCATTAGTATGTTTCCTTTATGATTTTGAATTCTGTTTCTGGATATTTCGTTTTAAATTCTTCTGTGTTAACAAATTCATTAAACGATTTTGCATTAAAAAACATGCGATGAAACACTGACTTATGATCCATTGTGGTTACTGTGAGGTAAACCGATTTTGCCTTGCCAGCCATGTGATCCTTTCACTGTTTAATATATAATTATAACATCAAAAAGAGAACCTGTCAACCCAAGTGTAGCAAAGACGCCACAGCTTACCAGTGTTCTACACCCGACACTTCTACTTCAAATGAGCCTTTATGTCCGTTGATATCTTGTGCAAAGGTAATGTAGGTAACAGAACCAATACCACTAGAACTTTCTTGTGTTAGTTCAAATGCTTGAACATCCGGAAACTTAGACAAGATGTCAGATATTCGTTCGATATCATTACGATGTAAAACAACGGTTTTCATATGTCACCTTCTCTTTCTCTACGTGCTCTGCGTTCTGCGGCCAGTACAAAAACTTTTTCGTTGTCATTGGCCCACTCTATTTCCTTGGGGAGAATGATGCCAAACTCAGTTGTGACACCATTGATACTGTGAGGCTCATCCGGATCGTAGGTCCAACCTAGGGCCTTCATCATGCGATGCTTGACCAGCAGATTAGGGCTACGAAATACTTCAGTATCACCAAAGCCCAGCATAACACCAATTTCGCACACAGCCCCGCTGCGGCAAACACCAGCATGACAATGAACTATAACATTCATTCTCTGCTCTAATGCGTGTTGCAACAATCGAACAAGCTCGTTGGCCTGCTCTTGACTGCAACGCATAGCTTCGTCTAGGGCAAAGTCTTTTTCTTCAATGTCTAAGAATTGAAATTGGTGAACTTCTTTGAAAGAATACTTAGGTGTAGGGAAATCGCCAGGCGGATCTACAATTTGAATCAACATAGAGTTAACTCCGGGATCAATGTGAAACCCTTTTTTGATATCGCCTAATCCTATGTTTTGAATCCACGGCATTATACTCTCTCCTTTTTAACACGGCCTATTCGGCTCGCTTTGTTCCAATCATAGGCAATGCCGTCTGGGCACTTGCCGTCCTCGATACTGTCTACTCCAAAGATTCCGCAGACTTCAAAGTCCGGGCCTTTAATAGTTACAAACATGCCAACGGTTTTGGCAAATGACATTGCTTCTTGCAAAGTCGGACACGAATTTAACGGTAGATTATTATTGCTTATTACTTTATACATGCCACTATTATAAACTCAAAAGAAAACCCTGTCAATGGCAGGGTTTTAGATTTGTTGTATTTCTACAACATCGTATAACTAACATTCAAGATCAATGTTTCGACCTTTGTCTAAATCTAATCGAAGATTGCGAGATACACGGTCTGCGATAATTTGGTCAAGTCTGCGTTCTTCAACCTTCTTACAATAATCATTAGCTCGCTGTTTTTCCAAACGAATCTGATCTAGACGATACTGTTCTTGATTGTGCTTTACAACACTTTGTTCTGCTCTTGAAATGTTCATGATATTTTACAACCTATAAGTTACACGACCTTTGGTGAGATCGTACGGGCTGACTTCAATTTTAACACGATCGCCTAAGATAATTTTTATCTTGTGCTGTTTCAATTTACCACTGGTATAGCATACAAGTATGTTGGGCAGATTATCTACCTTGACCCTGAACATGTTGCCGGGTAGCACTTCTTCAACTGCACCAGTTAATTCGATTAGATCACTTTTTGACATTTTTCTTTGATTTTGATTGAGCGTCTGCCTTGTCTATGATTTGAAACACCTTGTTGGCTAACACTCGTTCTTTGCTAAAGGCTTCTACTTCCCAAGGGAGATCATAATAGTGTCCCCGGAATTTTTTACCCATCCAAAATCTGCTGTTGAGATTCTTTCCGTGTGTGATCTGTCCTCGAGCATACTGTTTGACATGTACCATTTCGTGTGCCAGGGCAATGATCAATCTTTCTATGTCAAGAGCTGTGTCTATGCTCATGCCTATGATATTAGGTGCTACTTTAAACACACTGCCTCGCACTCCTTCTTTGACGCTCATGCCTCTTTCAGGAATCACTATCAGTGAATACCGACTGTTCTGTAATTTCAATTCATTTCGAAATACTTGTAGACAGGTTTCGACCAACATCTTGCTGGCGCTTTTCCTTGCCATAACTTGAATATCCATAAGAACTCCTTGTGTATTACTTAATTATACAATCTTATTTGAATATTGTCAAGTGGTGCTCCAACCAAGAATCGAACTTGAAATACATCCTTACCAAGGATGCGTTATGCCATTTAACTATAGGAGCATTCTATGTCTGCTGCCAAAACAAAGCGATAGTGTTCGCTCTGCACTATGCCCGGACGATGCCATGTTTCACTGGGATATATGATCCAGTGACCTCGAGAGGGTTTAACAAAATATTTTCCGTCTTGTTCTGCACCGTTGGGTGCTATCTCTGTGCCGCAGTAGTCCCGATCCTTGACATCATCGGGGATGTGCAGATAGTATACTCCGCTGAACATTTTGTTATTGGGATTTTTTGGATGCCAATGATTGTGCCACAGGTTTTCACGATTTTCGGCACCCTGGAGATTGGTCATAAAACTCCAGGCCATCATGTCAGAGACCTTTACTTCCCGTCCCAGATACATGAATACTGAGAACATAAAGCTCATGCGATATTTCAACCACACAGATTCTGGCCTTGCAAAGATATTTTCTTTGGTTTGAAACTTGGGACTGTTGGTAAAGTAATTACCGTCGGATATAATATTAGTGATGATACCGCAGGCAGCTGTATCATCTTGCTCAGTGATGACACTGCGAAAGTTGAATTTACGAACAAGTTCTGTTTGATCTACTACCTGCATGTTGTCCTTGGAGCGGGATAAGAGAATCGAACTCTTGACCGAAGATTGGAAATCTGCTGTTTTACCATTAAACTAATCCCGCACTGTCTTTACTTATCAACTGACACTGGTCGGAGTACAAGGATTCGAACCTTGGACCCCCTGGTCCCAAACCAGGTGCGCTACCAGACTGCGCTACACTCCGAACTTATTCTACTTTTTTAAGATACTCTCTACCTATCTTGCCTTCTTGGATATCTAACAAGGCACTTACGGGAGCATTGATCTGGGTAGCATGACCTGCTGCTTTATGTCTGCGACTGAGTTCTCTGGCTCTTACTGTAGCAATCAATACAAGATCAAATCTGTTGCCTCCTACCTGTTCTACACATTGTTGTGTATCTACTCCGGGACCACGACTGTCAGTTAGTTTCATTTTTTGCCTTTGTAAAAAACTGGTTGCGGGAGTCGGAGTCGAACCGACGATCTGGAGCTTATGAGACTCCCG